GATTCACCGTCAAACGAAAAAGAAACAGCTGAAAGACAAATCAAATGAATCCTTGTTGTTGATATATACATTTTATTGTAAGAAAGTCTTACTGTAAAATGTTTAGTATACATAATTTTTTATTATTTGCTAGTATTCTCAAGAATGCGGTAAACTCAATAATGGAATCTTGTCGATGTCCATGACATTGCCTCGCATTTTAGACGGGAGTTCCTTGCTACTAATTTTATATTTTTGAAATGTGGGTCTAGACAGTTGAGCGTCGGGTGTATGTGCGTGTACAATACGGGCAATCATTTTGTATAGCTTAAACCCAGGATATCTCTCTTCACCATTTTTCTTATACAATATATTTCGACCATTGTCGTCTTTACACCATTCATCAATTAATTTTGCAATCGGGTTCTCAAGTATATCCTCGGGTTCTTCGACCAGCTCATCGTACATGGATGTACCGAGTCGACATAAATCAAAACTCATATTCGGTTCGAGACGAGGTTTTTCATTGTTAATGTACGGCTCTGTATTATACTGTGTTGATGCGTCGTTCCCTGGCTTATAACTATCACTGCACATGGTTAGCCCGTTGTACTTGTAGATGGCCCGACCAAAATCAATTATTTTTGCAATACGACCATATGTAGGCACCCGATATAATGTGCTATTGTATCGATAATACAGATACTTTCTATCTGTTGCAGTAAACATCACATTATTCGTATGAAGGTCGTTATGGGTGAATGAAAATGCTTTTTGGTATGTGATTAAAATCATAATGATTTGCATCAATACAGAATACCATTCATCATCTGTGAGTTCATTTTCAACCATTAGTTTGTCCAGAGTGTATTCCATCTTTTCCATAAATACAAGCTCTACAGGAAAACGAGGCAATGTCGCATAAATCTCCTCTTCGGTGCTATCTTCAGTATCATCGTCTGTCCATTCACCCGAACCATCACTTTCATTTCCACCTTCAGAGCCATCATCATTTTCTATATTAGACAAAGACGTGCATGAAGTTCGAGAAGAACATGTAGAACTCGACTCCTGAGATTTTGGACCATTTGACATGAATGGAGTGTTAGACGAGATACAATCGGCAAGTTCTATCGAACAGTTCGATAAATCTTCAAGCGTCAAGGTTGTTAACTCAACGTCGACACCCTGCATCGAATCATTTTTTTGCACATCATTCGTAAAGACATCGGCAAAAACTGATTCGTCGATACTCTTTATAGATACAATTGAAGATGAACGTTCGCGAATACCTCCACTGATATGATTAACATCTGAACCGACGATTTTTTCATCACCAACACTGACACCTATCTTGATAGGCGGGCGTTTTTTGGCTGACATATCGTCATCTTGTAGCTGACTAAGAATATAAGAATAATCGTCTACTTGAAAGTCGATGTCTTTGTGTCGATTAAAAAAGGTTGACCCTGCAAGATATTCAATGTCGTCGTAGATGTTCACTTTAAAATTACGCTTTATTCCTAAATATGTTCCATAGTATAGAATACCATGCACGAAACCGTACTTGGTATTTAACAGATTTGAAAGATATACAAATAACCCATCCACATATGCACTGTTATTTGTGTCTAGGAGCGAAACGTGACTCGACTTTTTTAAAGAAGAATCCAATGATGGAAGATTAAATACATCACTGTTGTCAAACAACTTACCAATCATAAACTTATATGGGTCAATAAGTGGAATAATCTTGCAAAAAACATCACTTTTCATTGTCTCTATCCGTCCAGTGCTTGTATTTTCTGTGCTGCATGGGCTCGCATGGTTAATATTTTTTTCGATAAGACATTTGTATATGTTTGAAGAATCCTGATTTTTCTGAAGAACATCGTGAATAATATATGAAGTGTCTAAAATCACATTTTCATAGTTTGTTTCAGTTAGATTAAAAAATCGTCGATAAATAGGGATGTAATTCTGGATGTGCTCCATATCCATTAGATTATCCTTCTTAAGACTAGAGAATAGTCGGTCATTCTTGCGTTTTGTGTAAGATATATTACAGATATCGTTCATTATCAACTAGAGACATTAATATCTAAATGATTAAACTCATTTATCATTTAGTCTATTACAATTTTGTGCGTTTAGATACAATGATAATCATTATTTACGTATATATAGCATAGATATATACAAATCATTAACGCTTGGATATGTCGCTTGAATTACAAAAGTTTAATATGAGGTCAATTAGTTTTAAGCCAGATGAATCAAAAGGACCAGTTTGTGTGTTAATCGGCCGACGTGACACTGGAAAAAGTTTTTTATGTAAAGATCTATTATTCTATCATCAAGATATTCCTGTAGGAGTGGTCGTTTCTGGAACAGAAGAAGGCAATGGATTTTACGGCCAGCTTGTTCCCAAATTATTCATTCATAATGAATATTCATCTGCAATTATTGAAAAGCTTCTCATTCGCCAAAAAACCGTCCTGAAACAGATACAAAAAGATATAGAGGCAAAGCGCCGACCGACAATAGACCCGCGAACATTTGTCATACTTGATGATTGCTTGTATGATGCATCATGGGCTCGTGACAAACTCATGCGCTTACTGTTTATGAATGGTCGTCACTGGAAAGTTATGCTCATCATCACGATGCAATACCCGCTAGGTGTGCCACCCACACTAAGAACCAATATCGACTTCGTGTTTATTTTGAGAGAGCCATATATCGCTAACCGTAAACGAATATATGATAATTACGCTGGAATGTTCCCTACATTTGAGTCTTTTTGTCAAGTAATGGACCAATGTACGGAAAACTATGAGTGTTTGGTTATCAATAATAACTCAAAATCAAATAAACTCACGGACCAAGTCTTTTGGTATAAAGCCGATGCACATAATAACTTTCGGCTAGGTGCGAAGGAGTTCTGGGAAATGTCAAAAAATCTAGGTTCGGACGATGAAGACGAAAAGTTTGACCCGAACAAGTCCAAGAAGCGCGGGACTGGACAAACAATCACTGTCAAGAAAGCCAGATGGTAGTTCAATGGGAAGCACACATCATCGTCTACTTTGTTTATTCCTTTTAGAACTACTCCACATGCGGACATATAGAAAAGTAAATACGCATGATGCATAGCATCTAGTTGATGTAAATATATACGGATTGTCGCTATAAAAAACTGATTCTTCTCTTTTTTTTACAGGTGGACTCGATGTTTGAACTGCCGCATGCTGAATAGATATGCGTTCGCCCCCAATATGATACTTTGCTGAGTCACTCAATGTCGAATATAATTTACGAACAAATGATGACATCATAGTATGCCGATAATATATGTATATACTACTAATAAACTACAGATATATTTATGCGTGTTTCATTAGGCATAATCAATAATCAATAATGAACAATTATGTTGTTATTTATTGATTTTTACACTCTCACATCACCCTAGATTACTAGATTACATTAATCGTTTTTCTTTGCAGATTCCATTGACTTCAATACTTGCCCGATGCCCTTATCAGTATCAGTAGACATGACAATGTTATCACCTTCGAATAACTCTGATCGAATATCAGCGACAGACACAACATCATTCTTAGAAAGTGCAGATTCCTGAGTGTTCTTGCCAATATTAATAAGGTTTCCATCCTCATCAATATCCTGTGTCAATGTAGTATTATTAGCAGTGGCACTACGGATATTCTCTTCAATCGCAACACGACGCGTATCCTTAACTCTCTTCTCAAACTCGGCCTTGGCTACCTCCTGATTCTTCTTCTTCTCGTGCATGAGTTGGTTAAGCTCGTCTTCGATATACTCAACACGGCCAGTCTTGTATGCATCGGGATCCCATGGCATCCATAATCCAACTGGTCCAACAAAAACATCATGGTTAGGGTCAATCTCGCGTAACATCTTGCATCTTAGCTCTGCCTCTTCCTGAGTAGGATAAGTGCCTCTGATTTTTAGCCCGCGAACAGATGTCTGGAAGTTGTACTCACGACTAAACTCTTCTTGTAATTTGTCTTCATTCATGTCCATGAAATTCTTATAGTCGTCTTCCAATCTGCCATTTTTCAACGTGTCAATCTCGTCCTTTGCAAACTCCTTGAAATCTTCTAAAAGTTCTTCAGATGAAAGGCTATATTTAAAAGACAAAAAGTTCAAGAATTGATTGTATTTCTCCATTCCTTTAGAAAATTCATAAGTATTTAGAAACTTTGTGAAGAAAAATAGCTCCTTCTTTTTTAAAGTATTTTCAGGAGAAATGAATGATACACATACAAACTTCTGATTTGCAATAGGCTTATCTTCGTCAAGAACATCTACATACTTTGCATTTATAGTTCCGTCGGGATTTGTCTTTTTTTCAACTCCGTTTGTGTTTCCAGTCATTTCGGTGAAACTCATAGTACACTAACAAGATAATTGTGTTTAAGTTAGTTATATCATCGTTATTTAAACATAATTGTGCTTACATTATAATTTTTACAATATGCAGTTCAGTATAATTTATTTTTCTCTGTATTTAGTATATAATCAGTATGTTTGACGTTGCTGAGTTGATTAAACGCGTCATTAAGTATCTCGTTGAGGGTATAATGGTTGCTATTGCGGCATATGCCATCCCTAAGCGTTCTCTTAACATGGAGGAAATCGCCCTTCTTGCTCTTACTGCTGCCGCAACCTTTAGCATCTTGGACACTTACGTCCCAACCATGGGAGTTACCAGTCGTTCGGGCGCGGGATTCGGTATTGGCGCAAATCTTGTCGGATTCCCAGGAGGTCTATAAATATTCAACCACCAACTCCCAATATAAGTATCTAATATGATACTGGTGTTGCACCTAATAATCGCCATATACTTAGTTATATGACGATTATTTAACATGAACTGTAGCTGTAGCTACGTTATTCTACTAGATGGTTGCAATGAACTCCCAATCAAGTTCGTTACAAATCTTTTTCCAAATCGTATCTTGTTCAATTAATTTTTCGCGGTCTTTCAACATTGGAATATGGACCAAAAAGGTGTTTTGGTCAAGTAGCTCGAACAACTTATACAATACATAATAATAGTGCAAAAAATTAACACGATAATCTGGACAATGTTTCGCATATGGGTACTGTATTTCCATGAAAAAATTACATAGAATCTCTTCTAATTCCTGCGTGATCACGATAGGCTTGATACCCAACTTATTCTTGATAAAGTTGATGTGTTCATAATATTTATTATACCCAAGCTTCTTCAACAAATCCTTGCACTTGTAGTAAGTTAAATCAGACACATCTATTCTTTCCTTCTTAATCTGCATGTGTAAATCGTCTATCACGTGTATTGGTATTTGAGTAGTCTCTTTCCCTTGAAATTGAGATAAAATCTCTTTGAAATGATTAATCTTCTTATATGCATAAAAACACACCTCCTTGGGAGGTTCTTTGTACGATGGTTTATCATTTTCAACAAGAAATCGAATACTATAGTGACATTTATTGCAAATCATTACGCCTTCATCTTCAATTGGGATAAGTTCACCTTTACTACATTTCTGACAAATATCTGTTGGATATACATACTTTCCAACGTCAAGAAAAGCATTATCTACGTTTGATAGATACTCGTGAATAAGATTCGTGTTCGTTTTCTCAACCGTTTTCTTTATCTCTTCAGTTTCAGTCTTGATTTTGAAGAAGCTATTCAGCTTCGCCACGTTCGTGCTTTCACCGTCTCCCTCGGAAATATTCTTTTTATTTTCAAAGTATCCAAACACATACTTTGAGTTATCCAACAAATAATCAACACGTTTTTGTTTCAACCGTTTAACGTTGCGAGTCACCTCTGCTAATCTATCTTTCCTCTCAAGATGCTGTTCCAATCGATTCCCGCTTTTTGGAGCATGGTGTTTGTAAAGCTTTTCCTTAAGATCTTTTTTTTCCTGAAGGAGTTCTTCAACGATACCAATATCCTTTTCAAACTCTTCCAGATACTCACTATGTTTGCTATCCAACGTGATAATACTTTTCTTGTCAACTATGATTTTTTTGGTTGTTTTGGGCTTGAATGCTGGCATGTAAACTATTCTATATGCTTTTTATTGTATTAATAGAACGCAATGACTTTATTTACTATTTCATCATTATTGATTACAAAATACATATCTTTGAACTATATGCAAATATTTATGCATTTCCGTATTTCTTCATATAGATATAGATTCCACTTATTTGGGATGAATCTAGCATAAATGCAGTATTATTTTGAAATATTGATATTAGTAGAATGTATAATACTCACGGACGAGTTGACTGACTGACTGATACTATCATAATGGATATTTCAATGAACATATCAAATAACATTCATCTTGATAAGAAGACGTTCATGAAAATGAACTTCATATATAATGCAATCAATGAGGGATGGACCATTACCAAGAATAAGCAAAAATACATTTTTACAAAACATCACGACGGGAAGAAAGAAGTGTTTAACGAAGACTATCTTGATATTTTTATAAATACGAATTTAATCATAAATAAGCCTAAAAATAATAATTTAGCGTAAGGTTGAGATTTTTTTTTCTTTACAGATAGTATAATCATGGGAGGCGGACTTATGCAACTCGTAGCCTACGGCGCTCAAGACGTCTATTTGACTGGAAATCCTCAAATCACCTTCTGGAAGGTCACTTATCGCAGATATACCAACTTCGCAGTTGAGTCCATTGAGCAAACTTTCAACGGACAGGCTGATTTTGGCCGTCGCGTTACTTGCCCCATCAGCCGCAATGGTGATCTTGCATACCGCACCTACCTTCAGGTTACTCTTCCCGAGATCAACCAGTCCATGGGTACGGCTTCTGCCCAGCAGGTGTATGCCCGCTGGTTGGATTTCCCCGGTGAGCAGCTCATCTCCCAGGTGGAGGTTGAGATTGGTGGCCAGCGCATCGACCGTCAATACGGTGACTGGATGCACATCTGGAACCAGCTTACCATGGCCAAGAGCCAGGAGGCCGCTTACTACAAGATGGTCGGTAACACCACTGGTCTTACCTTCATCACCGACCCCGCCTTCGCCGATGTCGACGGTCCTTGCGATGCCAACGCTCCCCGCCAGGTGTGTGCTCCCCGCAACGCCCTCCCCGAGACCACCCTATACATTCCTCTTCAGTTCTGGTTTTGCACCAACCCTGGTCTTGCCCTTCCTTTGATTGCCCTTCAATACCACGAGGTCAAGATCAACCTTGATCTTCGCCCCATTGATGAGTGCTTGTGGGCCGTCACCGAGTTGAACTGCGGTGCCAGCGGTGCCAAGGTCTCCAAGACTGCCACCATCGCATACAACCAGTCTTTGGTTGCTGCCTCTTTGTACGTGGACTATATCTTCTTGGACACTGACGAGCGTCGCCGCTTCGCCCAGAACCCCCACGAGTACTTGATCACTCAGCTCCAGTTCACTGGTGACGAGTCCGTCGGTTCCTCTTCCAACAAGATCAAGCTCAACTT